GCCGGTGTTCATCGATAATGCGGAAGCTGTAACTGAATTCGTTTCAGTTAATAGCCAAACAATTAAGTTGATTGTTGATGAATCAGCGCCGCAACTTGTGGTTCAGGAGGTGTAGATATGGAGGACTTACAAGTTTTCAATAATGATGCATTTGGTCAAATTCGTATTTTAGAAAAAGATAACGAATTATGGTTTGTAGCAAAAGATGTCGCTGATACTCTCGGGTACCAAAACGGTAGTCGAGATGTAAACCGACATACTGATGAAGAAGATAGAATAAAGACAATGGTATTTGATGGCAATCAAAACAAAGAAACTATTTTGATTAATGAAAGCGGATTATATTCCCTGGTACTATCCAGTAAACTACCAACAGCAAAGCAATTTAAACGATGGGTTACATCTGAAGTAATCCCTCAAATTCGTAAGACCGGCACTTATAGCATGAATATTCCAAAGTCATTACCTGAAGCTCTTAGAGCCTATGCTAATGAGGTAGAATCGCACAATGCTACCAAAGCTATTGTCGCTCAGCAAGAGCAGCAGATAGCAGAATTTAAACCGGTTAAGGATTACGTGGATAAAATTCTCTCAAGTAAATCTTGCTTAACCATTACTCAGATTGCCGCTGACTACGGCATGAGTGCTCAAGAATTAAATAAAATCTTACATGAAGCTGGTCTGCAACGTAAGGTCGGTGATCAATGGATTCTCTACAAACAGCATATGTCAAAAGGGTTTACTAAATCCGAAACCTTTACATTCTGTAGGAGTGATGGCCGCTTAGACTCTAAAATCACTACTAAATGGACTCAAAAGGGCCGTTTAGAAATTCATAATATTTTATCTAACTTAGATATTCACGCTGTATGCGAGAACGTGGCATAGGAGGTACATAATGGGTGAAGTAACAAAAGCACAAACTCAAACACCATCGCTTAAAACTATGGTGTCTAGTGAGTCGGTAAAGAAACGTTTTAATGAAATCTTGGGTAAAAAATCAGCGGCCTTTGTGTCTAGCTTGATTTCTGTATCTAATAATAATGAACTTTTATCAAAAGCAGACCCTACTACAGTTATTACTGCAGGTGTGATGGCAGCCACTTTGGATCTTCCAATTAATCAAAACCTGGGGTTTGCTTATATTGTTCCTTTCTACAATAGCAAGAAGAAAATTAATGAAGCTCAATTTCAAATGGGGTACAAAGGGTATATCCAGTTGGCCATGCGCACAGGTCAATATAAGACTATTAATGCTAGTGAAATCTACGAAGGTGAAATTAAACACCATAACAAGCTTACAGGCGAATTCGAATTAGGCGAGCGAACTGGTGATAATGTAGTTGGCTACATCGCTTATTTCAAACTCATTAATGGCTTTGAAAAGTATTTATATATGTCTAAAGAAGATGCTGAAGCACACGCAATAAAGTATTCCCAAACATACAAAAGGGGTTTTGGTCTTTGGAAAACTGACTTTGACGCAATGGCCATCAAAACAGTGCTCAAACGTTTATTAAGTAAATATGGCATTCTATCAGTCGAAATGCAGAGCATGGCTAATGCAATTTCTGTAGATGGCGCCGTCATTCGTGATAATAATGGCGAACTCACCCCTGATTTCGCAGGTGAAACGATCGATGTTCAATCAGATGTGGCAGAAACAATCGCTAATAATGCAAATTCTGAAGCCATTGACATCGACGCTGGTCCTGCCAGTGAATTTGTTAATCCTGAAACTGGCGAAGTAGTCAATATGTTTGGTGATTAATCGTGATTAGTATTCAAGCATTCGGTAGTAGCTCAAAAGGGAACTGCTACCGAATCAAAACCTCAACAAATAATGATGAGCTACTGCTGGATGCAGGGTTATCATTTAAAGAGATTCAACGTTATTGTCGCTTTAATTTCCTACACCTATGCGGAACGTTGCTTACACATCAACACGGCGACCATAGCAAGGCCGTAAATGATCTGTTAAAGCTAGGTCACCGGGTGTACATGTTAAAAGACACTGCAGATGCTTTATATGTTACGGGGCATCACAAAGTCATCTATATTACGCCTAAGGTTCAATTTACAATAGGTAATTTCAGTATTTTGCCTTTTGAATTAGAACATGACGTTCCTAATGTTGGATTTTTAATTTCCGATGGAGAGGAAAAACTACTCTATATCACGGATACCTATTACTGCAGGTACACCTTTAAGGATGTTAACCACATTATGGTTGAATGTAACCATTCTTACGAAATCCTAAATCAACAAGTAGAAGCTGGTTATTTAGATGAAAAACGAATGGAACGGTTAATCCAATCTCATTTTTCACTAGAAAATGTAATTAAATTTCTCAAATCTATGGACCTAACCAAGTGTCAAGATATACGACTACTACATTTATCTGACAGTAACGCCGATGCAGAAACATTTAAACAAGCTGTTCAAGCTGCTACTGGCAAGTTAGTAATCGTAGAACAGGAAAGGAGCCTCTTATGATTATTAAATCAATCCAAATTAATGACAACAATATTAGTATTGCCTATCAAAAACCGTCTGCTACAGGTCTTACAGATATTTTTACGCTTAAATCCAAAGATGATCCCCGCCCAGAATTATTAAAAGCATTTGGACATCTACAACAGATTGTAAAAAAGAACTTTGAATTCTTTGATGAATTTAATATTCCATTTATTGTAAGTGCTTTTAAGTTTAAGTATGGTGAAATCGAAGGTCTTGTTAATCAGGTTTGTGTTGAAGGCGTAGTATCTGATATGAATACTCCTAATGAATTTAAATTTAAAACGGGATGGCTAGATGTTGAATATACAGACTCAACATTTGCTATCTCAGTTCAAGATTTAATCGATGAATGCGTAAGGTTTATTATGGGACGTCGAGCCCAGGATAATTTATTTAACGACAATGAAGAGTGATAGAAATGGCGAAAAATCAATCGTACTACTTTAGTCATGATATCAATGCAAGCAATGATCCTAAAATCGCTGCTATGATTTCAGAATTAGGAATGATTTCATATGCTTGGTGGTGGATATTGATTGAAAAATTAGCCGCAGCAGATGACTATAAATTGCCACTAAAAAAATATACATTCGTTGCTATAGATAATGAATTAAGAATGGATAATGAACAAATTTTAACAAGTGTTCAACAAGTGTTCAACAAAAATCAACACGTGTTGGAACAAAATTCAATGTGTTCATTTTGTTCATTTTTGTTAATTTATTTGTTGATTCATGACTACGAATTATTGGACTGTGATGACGAATATTTTTGGTCACCAAGCTTAATTCGAAGATTTGAATTTAAAAAAGTGAAAGAGGAAACTATCCGCGAAAAACGTAGGTTGGCGGGCCTTAAAAGTGCGGAGTCTCGCAAAGCAAAAAAACAAAATTTAACACATGTTCAACAAAATTTAACACATGTTCAACAAAATCAACTAATAAAAGAAAAGAAAAGAAAAGAAAATAATATAGAGAGAGATACGCGCGCGCGTGAAGATGAAAATCCTCTATCTATGTTTAAAGATGAAGAAGTAAAAAATAAACCCATTTACGAAATGTATATGAAATCAATTGGAGTTGTATCACCTACTATTAAAGAGCGATTAGATGATCTAGTTGAATCATATGGCAAAGAACGAGTCATTGTTGCTATTAATACCACAGCGGATAATGGTGGCAATAGTATCAAGTATGTTGAAACTGTCACGGCAGGGAATCTAAAGCAGGAGGTGCAAAAGGATTTTGGATCAAGCAAATGTAACAGCAATGCTAGAGGATTGTCTCAAAAAAATTCGAGAAAGGACGAAGACGTCGACTGGGAAAAAGAATATCAACGATTCCATGGTAAAAAATGAGTTCTTTTATCCGGTCTACGATGAACCAGTAGTTATCCAAACAAACGTCAATACCACCTATGCTGCAGTTGGAATCCCTAAGCGGTATTATGATATGAATTTCGAATGGTTACGCAAGAATGGTAACTTTCCAAAAGAAAACGCTGAAGCTTATGACGTGGTTAAGAAGTACTCTGATAATCTGAAAGCTAATCTTGATTCCGGTAAGGGCCTCATATTAAGGGGCCCAGCTGGTACCGGCAAGACATCGATTGCGGTAAGTATCCTAAAACAGGCTATGGAGTTAGGTGAAGGGTGTCTAATGATTTCAATGCCTAATTTATTAGACACCATGCTTACTTTATCTAAAGGCGACAATGTAGCTTATCTAAGATTTGAGCAAAAACTGCGGAATATCCCTCTCTTATTGCTCGATGATTTTGGGGCGGAGTATTCCAAGTCTGATTGGGTACCATCTAAGGTTGAAAGCATCATTATTGATCGCTACAACCGGATGAAGCCTATCATTCTTACGACGAATTATAGTGATGCCTGGACTGAAAAGAATTATAGTCAACGGGTGTATGACCGCCTACGCGGTGAATATGCTGTGGCTATATTCAATGGAGAGTCACACCGATGAGAATCATATTACGATGTCAGTTTAGATTTCGGAAGAAAACCCATGACCGGTTCCCAACACTGAATGAGTATATTGACTGTGAACGTGGCTCGACTATAGCTGCAGCTGCTATGAAAAAGAAGTGCACTGAGCAGGTTAAAGAGCAATGCTTGTCTCAGCAGATACAACCAGTTAATGGTAAGGTAGACCTACTGTTTGAATGGCACTCTTCAACTAGGCATGACCCTGACAATGTAGCATTTGCTAAGAAGTTTATTCTTGATGGGTTGCAGCTGGCAGGTGTACTAGAAAACGATAACAGAAAGTTCATTGGCACTATGGCTGATGAGATTATTCAGGATGATGAAGACTACGTAATCTTACACATCACGGAGAATATGGGTATATTTCTTTAGCTGTGAATGGCTATAATTTTAAAAATTTCGTATGCAGAATGAAGTTTTTATTGCAATAAAATATTACATCAAGGAAGGGTGTTGAAAATTACAGTACGTGAATTAATTGAGTATTTAGAAAAATGTGACCAAGATCAAGAATGTTATATCGGTGCAAACGAAACATTTTATGAGATTGACTACGTTGATAATTTGTATGATGGATTTGGAATAAATATTGTTGCTGGATGGGAAAAGCAAGAAGAAGAGGAGTAATTGTAATGACAATACAAGCTATTGCAGCATTCGCGATAATTTTAGTCGGTATCGGTGTATCGTTAAAGGGGTGATCGTATGAATAATAAAGAATTCACAGATGAACTATTCCAGAGGATGTATGATTACGGTTATAGGAAAGCGGAAATTGAAGGTGAAACACTATTTTTCTTCGTAGATGAAACAAAATATCTGCGTGCGTATTCTCCGTGTGTGCCTGTAAAATGCACATGCTTTGAGAAACGCAACCAATTGATAGATGTTGCTGAATATTTGGGCGTTGTGGATTGGACGAAAGTGCCTGTTGATACGCCTGTTATTGTTTGGGATAAATGTCCGGAAATTTCTCAAAGGCGATATTTTGCAAAATTTAAGCATGGGCAAATTTTCACGTGGAATGAAGGGACAACTTCGTGGAGCGCCTTTAGTAAAGATGCCTGCACGCCATGGCTTAACGGTAAGTTGGCGGAGTGTTGCAATGTTGTTGGGAGCGGGGATAACCATGAAAGATTACGATGAAATGGAAGATAAGCTCGATAGTAATAAAGCCTTGGAAATTAGGGAATACTATACAAGTCAAAGTGAATGTGATTTGGTAGAGACTACATTGAGGGGTATATTATGCTAATCGAAGATAAGAATAAATGGTGTTGGGTCGATGACTACGGAAATGCAGGTGAGCCACAAGATACAATACAAGAGGCTATCGATGATCTTATGGAGTGTGAACCTGATTTAAAAGAGACATGGCTCACAGATGAATATGAACGAGTTGTGAGAATAGGGCATCCTAATTATTACACTCCAAAAGTTGATGCAGAACGAGTGATTGAAGACATTATCAATTATGATATTGATGATGAAATAGCTGAATGGGCTTGTGATTATTTATCAAATGTTAAGACTGAACATCTTGATGAGCTGAGCACAGCATTAACAAAGGTATTCCGTGAATGGGAAAAGAAATATGGCTATAAAAATAACGGTCATGTGGTTTTAGAAACAAAATCGTATCCTGTTGATAGCAAAGGCAGGCTTGTTGTAGTGTAAATACTAATTATATTAGTTATTTCTCATGAAGTTGGTAAAAACAAATTCGGACTAAAACATAAAACAACTTGTAAAGGGGGCAACATATTTGAATGAATATGATATTGAGAAAATCACAAGGTTGGCTACAGAGGTGGCAACCAAAACCTACTACGAATTAGCCAAACAAGAAAATGCTCAACTAGGTCGCAAACTTCGACACAATACGATCAAGTTATTAAAGCATTACAGTCAGCTGCAGTCTTATGTAGACAATGCTATCTCGGATTCGACACAAGCCGAGGATATATGGCTCAATGAACTGCTAGTTGATATGTTTGACGACAACAGCATAGTAAGGGTAAATGCCATTGTTAAGAGCAAAGAAAAAACAGCATTGATGATGCGACATGTAAACAATATGCTTGATATCTATGCTGAAAAGTGCAACACAAAGCAATTCAAGTATTGCGAGTGCATGCGCAGGTATTATATTAATGGGGAAACGCTAGAGCAGATAGCTGAATCCTTTCCTGAAAAGCCAGATGTTCGTACCATCAAACGCTACATAGCTAGGGGAATTGAAGAACTATCCGTATTGCTCTGGGGTGTTATTGGGTTAAATACAAAAATAGCTTAATAAAATTGTCCCAAAACTGTCCTAGACCTGTCCTTCTTGACAGTTTATAATGATAGTGTGAGTTAATAGGAAAACAAATACTCTATCTCTCAACGACACAGTGAAACCTAGAACACTAAAACGAAAAGACCACTTAATCTAACGGTTAGGTGGTCTTTTTATATGCAAATTTAAGGAGGCGAGGTGAATACGATTGACTGATGTGCATTGCGAGAAAAAAAGATGTCTGAATAACGTTAAAGGTTGGTGCAAGGCTAATGCAATTCGCATTGATCATATGTGTGAATCGTATGCACCTTCACATTCTTTAGTAAAAATAAAAACTGCAAAGGTACATAAGGAATGCGGTAAATATAAGCAGAATAAGAGTGTATTAAAGTAGCACGGCACCGTCACGAAGATGAGCTCCGTATGTCTCGTCGTAAAAATAAATTTAAATTATACCGTGTTTTGTTAAATTTTTGAGCAATTTTTTTGTGGGTCCTTCTAGCAAAAATTAAAAGCATGCGGTGGCCGAGACCCCAAAATTTGCCTAGATTTTAATTTTTTTATGGCCTTGCTAGTGATACAGGTAATGAAAGGAGGCTGATTGATAAGTGAAAATTACAGATGATTTGAAAACAGCAACAGCCTCTCAGTCGAACTTGGCAAAAGCACTTGGGCTCTCGCGTCAACGTGTTTCGCAACTGCTCCAAGAAGGGGTTTTAGCAACGGATGAAAAGAACCAAATTCTGGTTATCAAATCCGTTATCAATTATGTCAAATATAAGGGCCAATCTTTTGCTGAAGAGGAAAGCAGTTCCGATGATGCGATATTCGAGGTTGAAAAGGCCAAGAATGAACGTGCGAAACGCAAGATTGCTGAGTTGAAGCTAGCCAAAATGAACGGCGAAGTGTACTCAGCAGATACTGTAGAACAGGTTATGACAGAAATGCTTGTGAATTTGCGTACACAATTATTAGGATTGCCAACAAAACTGGCTCCACAATTACAGAATGTAACAAAAGAGGAAGCATATAACCTGTTAACTCAAGAAATCGAGGACAAATTATCAGAATTAAGTGAATATACGCCGTCATTATTCATGGATAGCGATGATTTAGACGACGATAAAGCGCCAAATTAGGTGCTTTTTTAATGCAAAAAAGGAGGTGATAGCATGAAAACGGCAAAAGAATTGTGGCAATACGTCTCTAAAATGGGTCTAAAACCACTACCAAAAACCAGTGTTAGCCAATGGGCTGACGATTATCGCATGCTATCACAAGGCCTTTCTGCTGAACCAGGGCGTTGGAAAACGAGTAGAGCGCCATATCAAAAGGATATTATGGATGCTTTCACGCAACCTGGTATTAATCGTGTAGTGGTTAAGAGCGCCAGTCAAGTGGGAAAATCAGATATCATGAATAATGTCCTAGGGCGATACGCTCATCTTGATCCATGTGCGGTTATGATGATTCAACCGACTATCGAATTGGCTCAAGATTATTCAAAATCTCGTATTTCTCCAATGATCCGTGATACAAAAGTACTATCACAGGTATTCTATGAAACGAAATCTGAAGACGGTGCCAAAACAAGAGATGGTAAGAACACAATCTTATCTAAGTTATTCCCTGGTGGCCGTCTTATTATGTGTGGGGCGAACAGTCCGGCAGGATTGGCATCACGTCCTGTGCGTGTGCTACTTGCGGACGAAGTAGACCGTTTCCCAGATAGTGCCGGTACAGAAGGTGACCCAGTAGACCTTGCTGCCAAACGTATGACAACATTCTGGAATAGAGTTATGGGGCTATTCTCCACGCCAACTAATGAAGGTAGCTCACGAATCGATGTAGAGTATCAAACAGGTACGCAAGAAGAGTGGCAACATGAGTGTCCTAATTGTGGTGAGTATCATTTGATACGACATACTGAGATGGAATGTGAGACAGAGGAACATAAGGACGCTAAAGGCCGGAAGATTGTAGTAGTTAGTGATGTGAAATGGCGGTGTCCAGATTGCGGATCTACATTCTCTGAAGACGAAATGCGGAAAGTCCCTCAAAAGTACATATCGAAAAACCCAGCTGCGTTGCATAATGGCATACGTAGTTTTTTTGTGAATGGATTCACGTCTCCGTGGCTCACATGGAATGACATAATGAGGGAATGGCTAGAGGCAAAAGGCGACCCTACACGTGAAAAAGTAGTTATGAATACTCGTTTTGGTGAATCATATGCGCAACAAGGTGCATTCGAAGACTATCAACAATTCATTAGGCGCCGTGAGAAGTACGGCGCAGACCTTCCGGACGGTGTGTTACTGCTAACTGGTGCCGTCGATACACAAGACAACCGGTTAGAGTATGAAATCACCGGTTGGGGGTACGGTGAAGAATGTTGGGGGATCTGTAAGGGTGTTATCTTAGGAGAACCTGATAATAAAGCGACATGGGATGCACTTGATGCGGTGCTTGATAAGGTGTACCGATTTAAGAACGGAACAGGGCTTAAAGTAGCACGTGCTTTCATTGACTCCGGCGGTCACTACACGTCAAAAGTATATGAATACTGTGAAAAGAACTTTAGCAAGCAACGATTTGCCATCAAAGGTACGGCCGGAACACCTGGCATACCGTTAAATTATAAGATTGGTAAAGCATCTGGAAGCAAGATTCCACTTGTCATGCTAGGTGTAGACGATGGGAAACAACAGGTAATGAACCGATTGGCCATCGATGAACCTGGCGCTAAGTACTTTCATTTCCCTTTGGATGAAGAATTCCTAGGAACTAGAGGGTATGACGAGTTGTATTTCAAAGGGATCATTTCGGAACACAAGAAGAAAGTAAAACGTAAGGGCGTTATCCATGAAATATGGGAACCTACTGCAGGGGTTCGTAATGAACCATTGGACTTACGAGTCTATAACCTAGCATGTATGAACTCAATCCACCCCGATTGGGATAGATTGGCGGAAGTAGTTAAAGGTGGAGGCTATTCCGCTACAACAGTAACTGCTCCACGGAAGAAACCAATGCGGAATCGTGTTCGTAGAGCTAGTAAAGCGGCAGATATTTAGGAGGATGTATGGCAACTAGTTATTCAAGAAAGCCAAGGCTAATTGACGTGCGATTAGAATGGTACGTCAAAGCTGAGGAGGCAATATTGACCGGGCAAAGCTATACAATCGGAAATCGTACTCTTACAAGGGCAAATTTGGCTGAAGTAAGAAAAATGATTGATGATTTAGTGGCAAGAGGCGCCAAATTACCCGGTATGGATACCGATAATGGACGTGGAAACCGGTCAAAACGGGTAGTTTTTAGAGATTAGGAGACTAAAATGGCGAGAAAAAACAAGAAATTTAGCGCTAAAATAGGCACTCCGAGGGCTAAAAATAGCGGATATAGTGAGGGTGGAGCCTCTAATAATAACAAATCATTGAAGGGATATAACCCTAGAAAACTGGGTTATAAGGCTGATATTGGTGCGAATCTATCAACTTTACGTGACAGATCCGCAGATTTAGCCATCAATACACCAGTCGGAACGGCGGCAATCAATACGAGTACCACTCATACAGTTGGTGCAGGCCTCAACGTGTTCCCTAGGCCTAAGTTTCAAATCTTAGGAATTAGCGCAGAGGAAGCTAGAGCATGGGCTCGTAAGGTTCGTGCTGAGTTCGACCTATGGGCTGAATCTAAAGACTGTGATATTTACCGCAAGAACAATTTATATGATATGCAAAGCATCGCATATCAAGGATATCTCACAGATGGTGATAGCTTCGCCGTATTTAGGCGCAAGCCAACAACACCAGACATGCCGTATACATTGCGACTTCAATTGATTGAAGGTACTCGAGTAAGTAATCCGCTTACTGATTCCACGTATGTTACAGGCGACCCAACTGGTGTTGAAGCGCTTAACCCAGATAATGGGAACCGCATATTGAATGGTGTGGAAATTGATACTGACGGTGCAATTGTAGCCTACTGGGTATCCAATCAAGTACCTGGTGAACCAATTACAAGCATGTTAACGACATGGGCAAGGGTAGAAGCATACGGCAAGCGAACAAGTATTCCGAATGTACTACAAATTAGTAATGATACTAGACCTGAGCAGTATAGAGGGGTGCCTTATTTAGCTCCAGTTATTGAAACGCTAAAGCAAGTGTATCGATACACAAATGCAGAGCTTACCTCTGCCATTATTAAATCGTACTTCGCATTATTTTTTACGGAAGCCGTGACTAACTCCGGTTCGTTAAATGATATGTTGACCGACAATGGTGTTGATGATCCGACGGAACCAGTAGTCGATGTATCAGAATACAATTTAGGGCCTGGTACATTAAACGCTTTACCGAAAGGCGTGGATGTTAAGAGCGTGGATGCATCCAATGCTCAATCTACTTTTGAAGTATTTAGTACTCAACTCATCAAACAAGTAGGTGCTGCACTTAACCAGCCTTACGAAGTATTGATGAAGAACTTCAACTCCTCGTATTCTGCAAGCCGTGCAGCAATGTTGCAGGCTTGGGAAGAATATAAACTACGACGCAAGTGGTTCGCTCGTGACTTTTGCCAACCTATTTATGAGGTATGGTTAATGGAAGCAGTAGCTAATGGACGAATTGAAGCGCCGGGTTTCTTTGATGACCCATTGATTCGAAAAGCATGGTGCAATGCTGATTGGTTTGGGCCTACTATGTCCATCCTTGACCCAGTTAAGGATATGAATGGTAGTACACTTCGCGTTGAAAATGGAGTTTCCACTCGTGAACGTGAAGCTGCTGAAATGACAGGAACAGACCTTGAAGAAAACATTGCTCAACTTGCATTTGAGAAACAACTTATGGAGAAATATGGCATGGGGCTAGCTGATGCGGTAAATCCTTCCGTTGGCTCTAAATCTACAACGAAAGGAGGTGAAGAGGATGAATAAATTTTGGTCTGTTAAGAATTTTGTAAATCAAGATGGTACCGGTCAATCTGAATTGATTTTGTATGGTGATATTTCTGATACCTCTTGGTGGGGTGATGAAATTACACCTCGTGAATTTGCAAGTGATTTGGCTAGTTGTAATGGCAATGACTTAACAATACGTATCAACTCTGGAGGTGGTGACGTATTCGCGGCACAAGCTATCCACAATATGATCAAAGCCTATGCTGGAAAAGTAACAGCACACATTGATGGCTTATGCGCGAGTGCAGCTACAATCATTGCATGTGCGGCTGATAAGGTAATCATGCCAAGCAATGCTCTGTACATGATTCACAATCCATCCGTATATCTAGGTGATAGCTTTGATGCGGACGGCTTAACTAAAATGGCAAACTATTTAGCAAGTGTTAAACAGACAATTGCAAACGTTTATTTGAGCCGTAGTGACGTTTTGACATCTGAACAGGTAAATACACTTATGGATGATGAAACGTGGCTCACAGCTGACGAGGCGAAGTCCTACGGCCTAATTGATGAAGTAGATACGGCGATTATGGATAATGCAGTTATGAATAACGGAATGGTTATTGTAAATAAAGTATCTTGCAAATATTCGGCCAAAAATGAAGCCAAAATCAAACAATTTTTAACAAGTAAGGAGAAACCTATGACTGAAAACCAATTCATGGCAAGCTTAAAAGGTTTGCTCGGTATTTCTACAAATGAACCTGCGGAAAACGCAGCAGTAACAGAAGAACGCGAACGTGTTGAAGCGTTAAATGCGTTAAAAGGTGACAATGAAGTCATCAATCGTTTAGTTGATGTAGCGGTTAAGGAAGGTAAAACTGTAGATGAAGTAACACATTTCATCTCTGCCGTATCTGATATTCCTTCAACTGATAACAAAGTGGTCGACCAAATTCGACAATTAGTTATTGACCAAATGGAATCCGGTGCGGATCAAGTAGCACCTCAAGGTGCATCCACACCAGAAACCAACGATGCAGTAGCAAAAGCTAGTGCAATTGATGAAGTC